GCGCCTGCCTGTCCGCCCTTGAGACTCAGTAAAGAATATCACATCCTCTTTACTGAGCGCCTCGTAGAACGGCGTGAAATAACCGCTAGATACTATTTTCGTGAGATTGTCAGTCTCCGAACGATAGTACCAAACGGTGAAGCCATTACAGTAGCTCAGCACGCCCATGTTTTCCTGTTGAAATGCCATGTGGCGTCCCTTCCTCAGCGTGGTGGACTAGGCCTCAAAGCAACGCATGGTCACGACGCCGGCGCCTTCAATCAGCACCGCGCCTTGGCTCATCATGTTGGCAACGAAGTACGCCGCCCGGTCGCCGTGCCAGGTGATATCGGTCTGCACTTCTTCACCGGCGGCATGGCCGATGGCGGTGCGGTGATACCAGTGGCACAGACGGGCGGAGCCGGAGAGGGATAGGCCGGAATGCGGGATCCAGGTCGTACCCAGCCAGCGTTTTGCCTGGGTGTCGCGCCAGGGCAGCGCGTCCTGCCCGACATACTCGGCATTGGCGAACTCCGGAATATCGAGGAGTTCGGCCCACTGCTTCCAACCGACAACCGCAAAGCGCTGACCGTCGTCCGGGATGTCGGCGGCGCCCATCATCTCGAAGGCGGTCAGCACCTTGGCTTTGGTCAAGCCGTCAGTCTCGACCCCGGCATAGTTGGTGGAGGCGTCCAATCCGCCGATGATCAACTCGTCAGTTTTGCGGCCCAACGCATACGCGCCGGCATTGGCGATTACGTGACGCTCGTCGATGTTGACCTTCATCTCGTCGAGCTTGTCCACCCAATCACCGGCATAGAAGTCAGTCAGGACGCACTCGATCGCGGTGTGATCGATAGTCATGACCGGCACCAGGCCGTGCCGCGACTTGGTCGAAGCCGCGCCCTGGCCGACTTTCTGGAAGGTGGTGGAAGACCCCCGCACACTGCCCTTGGAACGGACAGTCTGGCGGAGCTTGGATCCCATCCGCTGATAGGCCTCGTGTACTTCGGCCTCGAACTGGCGGACGAAAGACTGGTCGATGGTTACCGACATGGACAGTCAATCCTTTCGTTGTGGGTTAGGTGGTGAAGCAGAAGTCCGCGGTTCCCGCAGCGGCACTAACTCGTCCGCAACGGCCGTTGTCCTGCCTGTAGGCCCGCCGGGCAGGCGCACCTCTTCGCCCCGAAGTCATCGGGCAAAGGTGAACCAGTTCTCCGGCGGGCCAGCCACCGCGGCGGAGAGCCCGCTGGCCCGTCCTCCGCGATTTCTGAAATGGCCCTGAGCTAAGTCTCGCGGTCTGCGTAGACGCGGCTGAAGCCATCGGTGACTTGGCGAATGAAAGCCGGGTCGCGGTCCCGCCAATAGCGCGGGTCCCGCATCATGGCTTTCAACTCATCCGTGCCGTCCCGCTCCACCGGAGCACTGGTTCTGACCAGCCCCGGCTCCTGGCTCTGCATCATTTTGTGCAGGGCGAGACAGCCCTCGTATGTCGTGGCAAGCGCGGTCAGAGCATCAGGCGGCAAATTCGCATTGCCCCATTCCCGGATCTGCCGCGAAACGCCAGCCCATGCCTCAGGACCGCCGAAATGCTGCTCCAGACGCTCCGTCTGGCGCTCTGCTTCGAAGTCGGCGGCGGTCTGCGTCACCATTGGCCCGACATATTCCCGTGCCAGATCGTAGACGAGCTGCGCCTGACTTTGCGTGAAGCCGGCAGCATGCAGGCGGCGGTTGATATCGGGATCGGCCTCGAAACCGTCGTCGCCCAACTGCAATTCGTAGCCGTCATCCGATTCAGGGACGCCAAGCGCCTGACGGAAACGGGCGACCTCCTCAGCGCTTGCCGATTCGTCGGGGACGCGGACCGACGCACCCAGATGCCGCTCCAGTTCCCGATAGGATTTCGCGAGTTCGTCGACCCGGACGGTATTGGCCGCTGCATCCCAGAACTTCTCAGGAATATCGCCCGGGCGTTCGGCCGGGCCAGGCACCTGTTCGGCCACAGCGCCTCCGGTCGGCATTTCGGCAGGTTCATTCGACATTGGCGGACTCCTCCGTTTCAGCATTCGCCATCCGCTCAATCAATTGAACGAGGTAGCGTTGCCCTTCGAGATGACGCAAAACACACTCAGGCGTTTCCGGCGGCGTGCGGCGCTCAATCGTTGCAGCCCGCAAATGCGCCAGCACTTGCCGGCCGGCGTGGGAGTTAAACGCTCGGACAAAGCTGCTTCGCAGGTCCGTGCTACTCGCCGGAACCGGCATGCCGTCGAACCACGCCCACCCCGTCTCTGAGTTATTCGGCATGGATACCGCCTCCCTCCAGCGCGGGTATCAATGCGGCAGCGACTTGCTCAACGGCGGCTTCATCCACTTCGCCGCCCGTAGGAAACACTGCCGGGGCCCGCAGCAACTCGCTGGGCACAGCCATTTTTGCTGCCAACCATCGGGCAAAGGCGGGAAGGTCCACAACCGACAGACCTTCCGGCCCCACCTCCATGATCGTCTTGACCCAGCTTAGTGCCGACTGCGCCTCCGCCCGGTTCTGCGCTTCCGCCAGTGGTGAGCGGTAGCGCAAGTCAACGGTACGGCCGTCGACCTGGACATCCGGTATCTCGCCCCGCCGCTTCAGAATGCTGAGGCCGCGATCCAGTAGCGGCGACAGCAGTTCGGCCTGGAGACGCCCATGCGTGGCACCCAGAATCCGGGCCATCTCCGCGGAACGCTCCAGCACCTCTGTCGCGGTCATCCGCGGCCCCTGCACCGCGCCAAGCCGATCGACAAGGAGCGCATGACGGATGCGGGCCCGTAAATCACCCAGGACCAACTCTGACACGTCGAAGCGGCCTGGTGCCTGCAGCGGTGCCAGGCCTGCCGAGCCGACGGCCTTCGGAATGATAGTGCCGGGTACCAGCTTGACAGTGCCGGGGTTCAGGACACCATCGTCGTCCGCCTGCCAGATACCGGTTACGGCGATGGAGGCGTTCTTGAGGATCAGTTCGACGACTTTGTTGGCCGTCTTAATGTCGGGAAGTGCCGTCATGACAGGTGAGCGTCCGTACGCTTCACCAGGCGCCTTCAGCCAACGGAACCCAATGAATGGGTTCGACGCAAATTCTCCTTCCGCCAGCACATTGTCGTCGCCCTCCGGCTGTTCCCGGATAGCGACATACTGATAGCCGGATGCCGTCGGACGGACCGATTCCAAAACGCCGACCTGTTTGGGAGGGTCACCATCAAGGTGCGACGAGGGCGGCTGGCCGAAGCGCGCAACAAACTGCTCTGCGCTCAGCCGCAGGCGACGCCAGGCGCGGTCGAGCCGGCCGGCTGCGCCTTCCTGCAATATCACGTCGTGAATTGGCACCGCGGTAAAACGGAACGCGCTGGCCTCCCCGATCGGGGCTTCCTCAAATAACAGACAGGCCGTGCCGGCTGTCACCAGATCGAGATAGCATTGATGGATTTCCACCGCGAAGTTCGAGCGGTCGAAATGGGATTGGAGGGTTGCGCTCACTCTTTCCAAGGCCGGCAGGATCGAGGCCGCCTCATCGGCGCTGGCTTCAGGGCCAGGGCTCAGCTCTACCCAGCGGACCCATGGAGGGGTTAGCTCCGAGAGGAGGCTGGCTGCCAACTGCTCGACCGCATCGGCGGCGGTGCCGTCGAAGAGGCGGTCCGATTGCCGTCCTCCATTGCCGGCACCGCTAGACGACAAATCCCGCTGGGGCAGCGCAAAGGCGTAGCAATCACGCCAATGGCTTTCCCATGCCATCCGTCCACGAAAAGCGCGGGCGAATTCCTGACGGAGAAGCTCTGCTGTTTTCATTTTATTCTCCTAGAAGCGAACGGCGCGCAACCGCCAACTGGCCGGGCGTCAGCACGCCCCTGGCACTGGTCGCAATCGTCCCGAGCCGCCCTTGCTTCTGGCGGGCAAGAAATGCACGCCGCGCTGCCGCCGTTGCTTCGCGCTCGGCTTCAGCCGGATCTACCGCAGGGGCTATCGGGGCTGGGGCCGGCAGTGGAGCTGAAAAACTGCCGGTCAACGGACTTATGATGGCGCCCATCCATCCTCCTTCCGCTCCCGGCCCGGCTGTTAAGCCTGGTGGAGC